AAGCTGGTTGAGTCCAAGATAAAGGGATTCGACCTTGGCAGCAGCTTCAGGATTCAGGACACCAAGATTCACACCCCTGGCGGCGGGTTGATTATTTTCATTGGTATGCAGAATCATACCGCTGAGAGTATCAAGTCGTTGGAGGGGTATGACATAGCGTGGGTTGAAGAGGCACAGGTTTTAAGTCAAAGGAGTCTTGACCTTTTAAGGCCCACGATTCGTAAGGATAATTCCGAGCTTTGGTTTAGTTGGAACCCGAACAAGGAAACCGATCCTGTTGACCAGCTTTTAAGGAAGAACCCTCCACCAAACGCAATAGTAATCCAAGTCAATTATTACGACAATCCTAATTTCCCTGCTGTTCTATTAGACGAGGTTGAGACTGACAGGCGGCGAGATCCCGACAAATTCCGTCATGTCTGGCTGGGTGAGTATTGGAATCAGGGAAGCGCGAGGGTCTTTAAGAATTGGACTGTTGAGGAATTTGATAGTCCTCCCGGTGCGACCTATCGGTTGGGGGCCGATTGGGGGTACGCGAATGATCCGGCTGTTTTGGTTAGGATGTTTGCCGATGGTCGAAGGTTGCATATCGACCACGAGGCGTGGATGGTTGGGTGTGAGATAGATTTCTTGCCTGAATTATTTGACCGTGTTCCAGGTTCGAGAAAATTTTTCATTACCGCTGACAGTTCTCGTCCAGAGACTATTGCCTATATGCAGCGCAACGGTTTTCCAAAGATGAACCGTGCGAAGAAGGGCAAGGGTAGTATCGAGGATGGGATTGAGTTTATGAAGTCCTATGACATTATTGTTCATCCAAGGTGTTCCCATGTCATAGATGAGCTTGGCAAGTATTCGTACAAGACCGACCCTTTGACGGGTGAGATTTTGCCGCTTCTTGAGGATAAGCATAACCATTGTATTGCCGAAGGTGAGTTGGTTGCCTGTGAGCGGGGTTTTGTGCCGATTGAGGATGTCACGACCGACGATAGGGTTTTGACCCGTTGTGGCTATCAGCGAGTTTTGTTTGCGGGTGTAACAGACGTAGACCGAGAAACGGTTATCGTTGAAACCACAAACGGAAGGGTGCGGTGTACACCTGACCATCGCATTTGGACTACTGACGGTTTTGTTGGAGCAGAGTTTCTTGAAGTGGGGGATGAGGTTTTTGATGCGAGCGTTGTAGCAATAAGCGATGGTGGTTTTTCAAAACGGGTTTACGACCTGACGGTTGAAAATCACCATGAGTTTTTTGCTGGAGGCGTTCTTGTTTCAAATTGCGTAGACGCGGTTCGCTATGCCCTTGAAGGTGTTCGCCGTGCCGAGAAGTACAAAGGTTTGGAAGTTATGCCGAGCGTTTCTTACAGCGTTCTTGACGAGGTAGTGGGCTACTGATGGAAGACCTATACAGCGAAGAAGGGTTGTATCAAGACGCTCTTGGCGTGTTGGCGAACCAGATTTTGGTTAAGCGCGAGATTGCCGTCAAGGCGAGAGCGGCTTCCGGTGTAGAGCGCAGATGGTTGGAAGACGAGGACGCTTTCGACGGTAACGAACCGGGCGGTCGGCAGTCTATGGTGAGTTACGCTACTGGCGAATCGTTTGTCAAGGGCCAGGGGCCGAGGCGGTCTAGGGTTTTGGTGAACGTAATCCGTGGCCGGTGCGATCAAGCGGAGGGTAGGTTTGCGGACATTATGCTTCCGGTGGATGACCGGAATTGGGGGTTAAAGACAACCCCCGTACCGATGTTGATGCAGCAGTTGAAGTCCAAGACTCCTGTTGTAAAAAACGGACAGCCGGTGGTGGACGAGGATGGTCCGGTTACTCTTGGCAGGTTGGCGAAAAACGAAATTGAAATCGCCAAGGAAAAGATGCAGCGTATGGAGGCTGAGATAGACGATCAGCTTACCGAGTGTTCTTTCAATGCCGAATGCCGAAAGGTAGTGCGGGATGCTGTCAAGGTTGGCACTGGCATTTTGAAGGGGCCGAGCGTTATTGCCAAGATAAGGAAGAGTTGGCGGCGGGACGAACAGGCCGGCGCTTATATAATGGAGGCGATTGAGGAACACCGGCCATATTCTAAGCGTGTTGATTATTGGAATGTGTTCCCGGACCCTCATTGTGGCGACGATATAAAGAAGGCTTCGTATGTATGGGAGCGCGACTATGTTCTTCCGCGAGAGCTCAGGCGGTTGATTGGCGTTGAGGGATACCTGGACGATCAAATTCAGTTGGTGTTATCCGAAGACCCCAAGCGGACTATGGTTGGTTTGGGGGAAAAGAAGACCTTGGAGCTTGAGACTTCGTATCGTGGGAAAGGGGACGCATACGAGATTTGGGAATACAATGGTGACTTGAATGCCGAAGAGCTTGAGGCGCTTGGGTGCGATTGTCAAGGCATGAAGGGGGTGCTTTCAGCTTGTGTTGTATTTGCAAACGACAGGCCGATTAAGGCGGCTTTGAACGCGCTGGACACCGGGGACTTGCCTTACGATTTTTTTACTTGGACGCCAGTTTCTGGGAGTGTATGGGGGATTGGCGTAGCCCGTATTCTGATGTGGGTCCAGAGGGTGATTACCGCTTCATGGCGAGCGATGATGGATAATGCTGGTGACAGTGCAGGGGCGAACGTTGTTATCGGCATGGGGATTCAGCCGGCAGACGGCAAGTGGGAGCTTACCGGCAAAAAACTATGGCGCTATGACGGCGATATTCAAGATGTAAGCAAGGCGTTTGCACAATTTCAATTACAGAACAATCAAAAAGAGTTGCAGGCGATTATTGAGTTGGCGCTGAAGTTTGCCGATATTGAAACGGCTATGCCGATGGCATTCCCGCAGGAGCCGATGGGGCCGCCAGAAACATTGGGGGCGGTGGAGTTGAAGATTGACGCTTCCAATGTGGCGTTAAGGAGTAGGGTAAAGTATTGGGACGACCAAATTACCCGTCCGCATTTGACTCGCTATTACCACTGGAACATGCAGTATTCAGACAATGACGAGGTAAAGGGGGATTATGAGGTTGACCCAAGGGGAACCTCGATATTGCTCCAACGGGAAAGGGCGTCTCAGGCTATTTTACAGATGATGGAACTAAAGGGCGATCCTTTGTTTGGGGCAATTATCGACTGGAAGAAGGCGATCAAGTTTGCTTTGGCTGCACAGAAAATAGACATTTTGAAACCGGATGAAGAAATTGAAGAGATCGAGCGCCAGCTTAGGGAGAACCCGCAACAAGATCCAAGGGCGATTGCGACGCAACAAGCGGCGCAGGTAAAAGCCGAAAGCGAGATTAAGCGGGAGCAGATGCGGCAGGAGGGGGCGAAGTTAGAGCTTCAGGTGGACAGCGAAGAGGCGAAGATGAAGAGGGAGCATGACCTTCAGATTGCCATGCTTAACCGTGAAATCAAGATGCTTGAGTTGGCTCAGAGGGGAGATATTACGCTTCAGGAAATCAAGGCGATGCTATCAAAGGAAGCCATGAAGCTGACAACCCAGAAGGAGTTAGCGGGGACCTCCCCGCAAGTAGCGAAGCCTCCGATTGAGCCGCCCGGCAGAGCGCCGGCAGGGAGTGCGTATGCGCTTTAAGTGGCCGTGGAGGAAGGATAAAATTTTTTATGCGGCGTTGCCCGGAAACGATATGGAGCCGCAGCTTGATACATATTCAGGTACTTGGAAATATGTCAAGGAATTTTTAGAGGGTGAGATAAAAAAATTACATGAACGCAATGAGAAGCTGACCCTGGACGCGAACGCTACCGCCGCCATTAGGGGCCAGATCAAGATGGCAAGGGCCGTGTTGGAATTGGAAAAAGCAGGACCGGGCGTAGTCCGCTCCAAAGGAATCGCCGCCGAGATATTCGGTGCCGAGAGGTGATTTATGGGTATCAGGGATGAATTAGTAGCAGAGGTTTTTGATGGAGCGCCGAAGGTTGACGTGAACGAAGGGCTTGAGCAACCGCCTCAGGATGAGCCGGATGAAGAAGAAGCTCAACCCCAAGAAGAAGATCAACCTGAAGCGGAGGGCGAGGCCGAAGAGGCAGCGCCCGAAGAAGACCCCTTGGCCGGTGTTCCGGCGGCCCTAAGGGAAAAGCTGGACGCGATTGGTTCAACGCTGGAACAGTTCACGTCCCGGTTGAAAACGACAGAGGGGCGTGTAGGGGCGATTCAGAGTCATTTAGCCAAAAGTGCCGCCGTTGATACTCGCAAGGCTGGGGATAAAGCGCCGACACAGGCACAAATAGACGCTGCAAAAAAGAGCGACGAAACGTGGAAGTCCTTGAAGGAGGATTTTCCGGAGTGGGCTTCGGCAATGGAAGATAAAATCGCCGCGCAGAGCGCCGATTACGAGAACAAGTTTCTTTCCAAGTCTGAAGCGCAAGCCGCCATTCTAACGTCCCAAAAACAGATTCAGCAGCAGATTGCCGAGCAGATTGAAAAACGAATCGTTGCCGCACGGCATCCGAACTATGAGCAGACATTGAGAACCAAAGAGTTTTGGTCTTGGTTTAAGACGCAACCGGAACAGATGAAGCACAAGGCTGCAAGCACAAAGGCTGACGACGCCATTGAGATCTTGGACGCCTACAAGGCCAGCTTAAAGCCGACGCAACCGAATGTGAAGGAAGAAAGAAAAAAGCGCCTTGAGAGAAGCGTTTCTCCAACTGGCGTTTCAGAAAAACCAATCAAGTCAGAGGCCGACATGACGCCAGAAGAGTTGAGGCGGCATTTGTCGAAGCAGATATGGGGAGGATAGCTAAATGGCTGTTCAAAAATACGATACAGTAGCATCCCGGAATCTACTCCGGGCCGAGTTGAAGATGTTGAAGTTTGCCGAGAACATTCAGGTGTTGGGAAAGTTCGGGCAGCAGAAAGAGCAACCGCTTAACAAGACCGATACGGTGGTTTTCCGTCGGGTTATTCCTTTCGGGGGGGCGGCTGTTACCAACCCCGCTGATGGGTATAGTGAAACTCCGTCGATTACTGCCGCCAGCTTTGTCACTTCCGAGGGTGTGACTCCGACTGCGAATACTATCAGTTATACGGATGTTTCGACCACGTTGCAGCAATACGCTGTGCTGTTTAAGTTTACCAGCAAAGCGCAGTTGATGTACGAAGACGACATCCCTGAAGACATGGCTAAGGTGTGTGGGCAGACGATGGCCGAGGTTGCCGAGCTTGTGGCTTATGGGCAGGTTCGCGGCGGCACTGCGGTTATTTATGCCAATGGTGCCGCTCGCACTTCGGTTAATACCGCGCTTTCTTTGAATGCGCTTCGTAAGGCGGCCCGCGCTCTTGAGAAGAACCGGGCGAGCAAGGTTACTAGTGCGGTCAAGGCTGGCCCTGACTTTGGGACTTCTGCTGTTGAGCCGGGTTATGTGGTGTTTTGCCATAGCGATGTGATTGCCGATGTTCGAAACCTTGAGGGTTTTACTAAGCGCGTCGAGTACGGTAGTGCGATCAAGCCTTTGCATGACCGTGAGTTTGGGGCTGTTGAGGATTTCCGGTTCATCGCTTCTCCGTTGTTTGCGCCTTTCTTGGCCGGTGGCGCTACGGTTAGCACCAGTGGAATGCTTTCTGCCGGCGCGGCGAACGTGGATGTTTACCCGGTAGTCGTTATGGCCGAAGACGCTTTTGGTCATGTGTCTTTGAAGGGGCATGGGTATTCGGGTATTTCTCCGACGATCATCCCTGCTTCCCAGAAGAACCATGCAAACCCGTCTGGTATGTTCGGATATGTGGGGGCCGATTTCTGGTACTCCTGTGTACGCCTGAACGAAAACTGGCTTGTTCGGATCGAATGTGGTGCGTCTGACTTGTCCTAATGATTAAACAAGGGTTGCCCGGAAAGGATTCCACATGAGCAACAAAATTCAAAGCTACATTAACTACATCGCAGACCCAAGGGCGCGTCGGTCGATTCGAAAGTTGTTCAGTATTTTTATGGACGACGAGGGCCGGTTTGACCTTTCGGATTTCGATGTTCTGAGCAAAAACACTGATGGCGGTATTCTCAAGGGGGGGACTTCTTCGGCCCCGATTACAGAGGACACCGCTGATATGTCCTTTGTCAAAATGTATTGTGACAATGGGGCGACTTCTGGTGATAACCGTCTTGCCTATCTTCGGTTGTACCTGACCGGGACCGGCACGGGAGGCGGTGAAACCATTCGTGCTTTCACGACCGTTAATGCCAATATCGGCACGGCGCACGGCGCACACATTTCGCTCAACTTTCTGGCTACGGCTGGTGGTTCGGAATGTTCTGGTCTTGGCGCGGCTATTCGTGGAACGACCCATATCCCCGATATTGCTTCTTGGGCACCGACCGGGACGCTTTGTGCCGGCATGTTCGAGTTGTATTCGGATGGGGACGCTTCCGACCCTGCTGGCCTTACTGAGCTTTCGGTCCTTCGCCTGTGTAATAGCGGCGACGAAACCGGGAAGGCTGACGTGGATACTGACGCTTACTTGTTTAGCGTACAGGGATTCACGGCTGCTGCGGATACTACGAAAGTGGTGTCCAGTGTAAGTTTGGCCGAACTTCCTGGCAGCACGGTTGGGTTGAGGGTGAAGGTTGGTTCTACTGCCTACTATATCCCGTGTGTTGCCGCCACGGAATGGAACTAACCGATGAATCCGCTGGATAGGGTAGCACCCGAAAGATCGGAAACCCTGGCCGATTTTCCAGCGGTTTTACCAGGGGCCTTCAGGGAGGCGAAATGAAACTTAGTGTTAGAGAGAGGTTGATGTTGCTTGCGTTGTTGCCGAGAGAGGGGTCTTACACAAACCTGAAACTGATCCGTAAAACAAGAGAGGCGTTGTCTTTTTCTGAAAAGGAAAATGCCGACCTTGGGTTCAGGGAAGAGGACCGTGAAGGGTCAAGGGTATTGGCTTGGAACGTAAGCGCGGATGTTAGCAAGGAAATCAAGATTGGCGAGACGGTTGCGAATCTAATTAAGTCGGAGCTTTCCAAACTGTCTGATGCAGGGAAGTTGTCTGACGACCACATTCCGATTTACGAGAAATTCTTTGAAGAAGAAGGAGAAGAAAAATGACTTTGAATCTTAACGAACTTGCCCGTGGCGGGACCATGTGTTTTTCCAAAGCCGGATTGGCTATTGGTGGCACTGCGTCTAAAGCCAAGATTGCCGCTCCAAATGGTGCAGGTGTGGACTATGCCATCAATGGGATCATGTACCACAAGGCCGATACCGACGACTGTGTTTTGTTTACCGGCCTGACTCAAAGCGATGCCACTACCTGTTTGTATTTGGTGTGCTTGGACTCTTCCGGGACCGTTTCTGTTGTGCAGGGGACCGAAGTATTGACGGCCTCCCTCACCGCCGGGACCGCTGTGCTGGAATGGCCCACCCCTACCGCGAACACCTGCCCGATTGGCGCTATCAAGCTGGTGCTGACCGGGGCTTTTACCGGGGCAACGACCGAACTGAGTGCGGCGACCGTTACCGACACTTATTACGACTTGTGTTGTGTGCCGGTATCTCCGCTGACTTCTTAACCTAACCGGGGCCGGGAGTCCGGCCCCACTTTTTTAATCTTATCACGAACAAGTTGTGAGGGAATATGGCTAAAGCTGTTGAGGCGTCGGTTGAGAAAGAACGCACGTTTCCGCTGGACGAAGTTGGGAAAACGAATGAAATTGATGTTCCCGGCAAGGGCGTGAACGTGGACGAAGAAGCGTTTGCCAACGAAATTCTTACGGTTCGAGTGGCAACGTCTGCTTTGGACCCGGCCCCCGTACACACTTCTGTAAATGGGATAGCCCAATATTTTGTGCGGGGTTACAAGCAAAAGGTTAAGCGGAAGTACGTTGAGGCGTTGGCGCGAGCGCGGACCTATACTTACGCTCAAGAAGTAGCCGACCCAAGAGATCCGAGCAATATTCGGATGGTTGAACGCACGGTACTTTCCTATCCTTTTGAGATTTTACATGACCCCAATCCAAAGGGCCGCGAATGGCTTGAAAGGATTTTGGCAGAGTGAACTATCTTGCGCTTTGTCAGCGGCTAAGAATGGAGGCCGGTGTTTCTGGCACTGGCCCTTCTGCCGTAACCGGGCAAACTGGAGAGTTGGGGGAAATTGTTACATGGGTGAATGCGGCCTACGAAGATATTCAGTCGCTTCATACCACCTGGCTTTTTAGGCAGGACGATTTTTCTGTTTCGTTGATTTCTGGGACGTACACATATACCCCCGCCTCTTTGTCGATTGACGACCTACTAGAATGGAAGACCGACGATGTGAGGATTTACCTCGATGCAGCGGACGAAGCCCAAATAACATATACCCCGTGGGACGACTTTCGCCGGGCATACATGATCGGCTCGCTTCCTTCTGGTAGGCCGTCAGTTTTTTCTGTCAAACCAAACAACTCTATTGTTTTTTGGCCCACGCCAGACGACGCATACACTTGTGTTGGTGAATACGTTAAACAGGTTGATACGTTGTCAGGCAACACCGATACGCCAATTTTCCCGTCAGATTTTCACATGCTAATT